GTTTTATTTCTATTATCATAGTATTTATTGTGTTATCTTGACCCTTCATTCTAACCCAAAAATCAGGATAATATCTGTGAATTTTTTTATCTACTGGACTATAATATGGAATAATTATCTCTTCAGATGCCCATTCTAGTACATCTTTATGAGAATCAAGATATCTCATAAATCTCAATTCCCACATACTCCTGTAGATGATGTTGTTGGGATCACCTTTGTATTTTTCAGGAAAATGAGGTTTGAATCTACCCTTGTATGCCATTTTAATTTACCGTATAAATATAATATCAAAATATTTATAGAGGATAATATAAAACATGCCTGATAGAGGCGATACCGCTACCTTTTACGGATTCCCAGAAGTTCAACCTCAGTTTTATACAAGGTTGACTTTTGCAAAATATTTTAGACCTTCTCCAGGATCCCAATACACAACAAGCGGTGAAATGCATGTAAGATTGCCATTACCATCTTCTCTTCAAGATGCTTATAACATGCAAATTAATTCTGTAAATTTTGATTTGCTTGGCAACCTTGATAAGAATGTTGGAGGGGATATTTTAGCAGCAGGTCAAAGTGCAGCTGAAAAATTTACCTCAGCCTATAATAATGGGCAAATGATGTCTACAATAAAAGATATTGTTCTTGGGACTGCAGCTTTGACTCCAGGGGTTTCTGATTCCAATCTTTCTAGATTTATTCAATCTAATGTTGGTATGGTGAGAAACCCCCACCTCACTACAATATTTGAAGGTGTGGGGTTAAAATCATTTACATTTGCATGGAAGCTTTCACCAAAATCACAAGCTGAAGCACAAAAAATGAATACAATGATTCAGTCAATGAAAAATATGATGCATCCCGGTTTAGTTGGTGGAAAAGGTTTTGCCTTAGAATATCCGTATATTGTAAGGGTAGAATTTTTCACCGGTGATAGTTCTAAATATCTTATGCCAAATGTAAACTGGTCCTTTCTTACATCTTTAGAAATTGATACTTCTACAGCAGGTATTCCTGCCTTCTATAAAGATGGTCAGCCTGCAACTATTACGATGCTGTTGCATTTTACTGAAATCAATATAAGAACAAGAGAAGATTTTCCAGTTCAATAATAATAGGTTCTCATAAATGTCTTCATTTGATTACTATCCTTCTTTAATTTACAATGGTGAAAAAGCTAAATTTATATTAGCTCATGCGCAAGTTAAAGAAAAATATTTGAGGGATTACAAATCATTTTTTACATATTTAATTAAAGAAGGTGAAAGGGCTGATAAAGTTGCTTATGATCAATATAACGATCCAAATCTTGATTGGGTAATTTATATAATGAATGGTATATTTGATCCTTATAAAGACTGGCCATTAGATGAAAATCAAATGACTTCGTATCTTGAAACCAAATATAATATGCCAGCATATAAACTACAATCTATTACTGATAACGCAACCATAGCTCATTACTATTACACTGGTATTGAATCATTATCTGAGAGTAATAGAGCGATAGATGTTTCAAATATTAACTATACAATAACGCCTGAAACGTATGATGGGTTGGTTGACAATGATGTAAGGGTTTGGAATAGTGTATTGCAAAGTTATATTACCGCAACAAGCGGATGGAAACCTAAATCAATTTTTGATTATGAACATGAATTAAATGATTCTAAAAGAGAAATAATTATATTAAGACCTGAATTAATTAACGATTTCAAAAAACAATTCAAAGATCTATTTAAAACAATTTAATATGTCAAGTAGTTTATCAGAATCACTTAATCCATTAGAGATAGAAATTGAAAAAGTTGAAATGCATAAATTTTCAACTTCTTCAAATTCTCCAATTGACAATATGGATCTGTTACCACAATTCGTTGAATTTACTATATATCAATCATTATTTGAACCCGTAATAAAAGCAGAAATGCTTGTCAATGATAATATTGGTTTATTTGTTAACTATCCATTAACAGGTGAAGAAGTAATATCAATTACCTACAGTGAGAAGGGTAAAGATGCATCTTCATCAAAAATTTCAAAAACAATTTATTTTATTATTAGAGGAATTAGAAATGTTGCAATGGGCGATCGTGCAAGATCAATGGTATTTGTAATTGATCTGAGTAGCATTGAATTTCTTCAAAATACCCGAAAATATGTCTCTCACGCTTATTATGATACCATTGAAAAAATGGCCAATCAATTATATGATGAGTATATCAGTGAAGATACTGTAAAACTTTTTGGATTGCCTCCTAAACCTTTCAATGTTGAACAAACAAGTTTAGTCAGAGCAATGGTGATTCCTAACTTAAGACCTCTTCAATCAATTCAGTGGTTAGCTAAACACGCTGTTTCGGCTGAAGCAGATAAAAGATTTTTATATCTATTTTTTGAAAATAACGAAGGGTTTCATTTTACAACAATTCAAAAACTAATTGAAGATGGTATTGCTCTTAGTGATTCACTCATTCCTAAATTCAAATATATTGCTAATAAAGAAATAGTAGATAATCCTAATTTTTATAACCCAGATATTCAAAAAACACTCATATCAAATATTATTTTCAATAAGAGATTTTCTTCTACAGAGAAAATTTCAAGCGGTTATTATCAAAATGAATTATTTGAAATTAGTATGCTGCAAAAAGCATATCATAGTACAGTAACAAAATTAGAAACTACTCCCTCAAGTACCACTATTCATCCTTACATTGTCAATACACCAGAATACGTTGAGTATGTAAAGAATGAAGAAGTTGGAACCGAATATGCAAATCGTGTTAGATATATTATAAACAATTATAAAGATTTTGATTCTATAGGACATGGACAACCTGAATATAGAAGAAAATTTGGTAAAGCTACTCAAAATTTAATTGCACTCAATCAGATTGATATAACAATTACAGTGCCAGCAAATATGGATTTGAAAGCTGGACAAATCATTGATGTAGATCTACCAGAGATGCACGGGTTCAATGATGTTGATTCTGATCCTTATCTATCAGGTTACTTTATAATTAATGAAGTAAAACAGGTAATTGGAAGTGGTGGAAGAGCTGCTACTTCTTTGAGAATATATAAAGATTCATATACTAATGAAATTGCACCTAATTCAAAATACACATTAGAGTAATATAGATGTTATCAGATGATTATTATGGTGATAGATTCAGATGGTTTGTCGGCGTTGTAAAAGACGTTGGTGATGATCTGGCTCGTGTGCGTGTAAGAATATTTGGTATTCATCATACAGAAGATACAACAAAAGTGTCTGATGGTGATTTACCTTGGGCTATGGTAATGTATCCAACAACCGGCGGTCAGACTTCAGGTGGAAATGCAGCTCATGGTCTTACCCCCGGTACATGGGTTGTTGGATTTTTTGTTGATGGTGAAGATTCACAACAACCAATTGTGATTGGTGTTATCAATGGTGGGCAGAATTCAATGAATGCTTCTCCACCTCAGGGTTCAAGTGCTGATACAAATAATCCAAACCTTTACTCCTCAAACCCAAGTTCGGGCAATCCGTCATCAACTACACCTGACTCATCAGGTAGCACTGATAATAACACCGGTCCTACAACTGCTCAGCTATCAGGAAGTAGTAATGATGCAAAAATATTTAATTACTTCTGGGAAAAACTTTCAGCTTCTGGAGCAGTTACAGGAAATTTAAAAGCAATTTGTGCTGCCGTTGTTGGTAATGTCTACGGTGAAAGTGGGTGGAATCCCCAAGCATACAACGGCAATGATAAAGGTGAAAAATCTGTTGGTATATGTCAATGGAGAGGTGGTAAGTACGACAGACTCAACCCTATGTTAAGATTTTGTGGACATTCAGGTGAGGTTACAAAAGGTAATTTACCTCCTCTAGAAAAACAATTAGATTTTATGTGGCATGAATTGCAAACTTCAGAACGTAAAGCATTTAATAAAATGGTTACTGGGCAAACAGTATCTGATGCTTTAGAAGGTATGATTGCTTTTGAAAGACCGGATTTTTGGAAAGGCGGAAATATTGATAAGAATGCAAGTAGTTGGAAAGCAAGACTTAATGCTGCCAACCAAGCATTTTCTAAATTATCATATACTGGTGGAAGTGGAGGTACATCATAATGCAGGAAGTCTCACCATTAGCAGTTTCACATTGTAAAGATTTAACATTTGATTTTTCACTTACAAAAAGAAATGAATATGTAGATCTTAACAAATATTCATCTTATTCATTTATTATTGATGTGAATGGAAAAGTGTATCAAAGTGGGTCATGTTCTGAACAACAGGCTACTGTACTTGTTGTAGGTGGTTTAGATACTTTCATCAACGAAAAAGTATCAAGAACACCAAGTTTTTATGTTACTGAGCCTCAGAAAGTTACTATCTATGCCATCATAAGAGATCTTGCACATTACTCAAATGATTCAAAAATTTCTAGTTCTAATAGTGACAAATTAGAGCAAAGTATCAATGCTCTTTATCAGAATTACATAGGTTAAAAAATGTCTTTAGGATCACCATTTACACCTGATTCTTTTCTTAATAAATTTATCACAAATAGAACTGGTGATGGATTATCAAGAAGCACTTCACCTCAAGCTATACTAGGTGGAGGAGCACCAACACCTCGTTACGCTGTAAGTGTAAAAGATAAACCTGGAAGTGGTGGAGATCATGAAATTACTCACACAGGACCTGGTGCTGGTGTATTTACAGGTGTTGGTAAACCAACTGATCTTCAGGGATTTGTATCAGCAACGGGTAATAAAGTTCTTATTGATAATACATTTGGTTCTGATACAATAACACTACAGCACCATTCAGGTGCAACAATAATGATTGATGCTGATGGTGCAATTCACATGATCTCCACTGGTAAAAAAGGTGTGGGGATGGTTGCTCCAAACGGAGACGGAACAGTTCATGCAAAAAATCATTTGATACTTTCTGGTGATGGAAAGGTAACGATCCAATCCTCGGGTGATCTTGACATTAATGTTGGTGGTACTCTTTCATTCAATGTAAGAGGTGATATACTATCATCAGTGAGAGGTTCCTCTGAAGAGATAGTTGGGGGAACAAAAACAATCGAGGTTGTGAAAGATTTTGTTTCAATATCTGCCGGCGATCAAAGTCATACATCAGCAGGTAATTTCAAAATACAGGCTTCATCTGAAGCTTCACTTGACGCGGCAAAAGATATTAATATTAGAACTGATGCTCAGATGAAGACTCAGGTTCAAGCTGATCATATTATTATTGTTAAAGGTGATTCATCACAAGATGTAAAAGGTAAACTGACAATCACTACTGAAGGTGATACAAAGCATCAGACAAAAGGTACATTTGATATACTTGCAAAAGGTGATGCAACGTTTAACACAAAAGCAACTCTTGGTTTGTTAGCAGAAGGTGCTACTACAATTCAAACAAAGAGCTCACTAGATATGCTTTCAGATGCTAACATGCAGGTAATATCTAATGGAACAACAACGCTAAGTTCTTCTGGTAGAATAGATGTTGCATCAGGTAGCAGTATTAACTTGAAAGGTTCTGCAACTAATGTTCAGGCTCCAGGTGGCCCTTCAACAATATCTGTGAGTGCAGGATCTGCAGATGATGCAGGTGATGTTAAAGATGCAATGAAAGCAATGTATGCCCCTGCTAAAGTAATTATGGATTCTGTCACGTCAGATCGTGTTGCGCCTGATTTTCCAGCCAATGCAAAGTTTATGACAGCTAATGAAATGTCATTGTATCAAAATGAAGGTGGTAAACCAAATCCTAAAGCCGAAGCATATGCAGCTGGAAATAAAGGCGGCGGTATGAATGCTCAACCACAGGAAGCGGGTGTAGAAGCTCAACCCGCAAGTCAAAGCCCTGTCGATACACCACAAGGTATTTCACCAAACGGAACATCTCAACAAAACCCACTTCCTGTTCCAACATCAGTTGCAAACGCCAATGAAAAAATTTCAAGGCACGTTACTGTCGGTATGATAGTAGATAGACATTTAATTCCTGCAGATCAACTTCCTTCAGTAATGAAAGAAGCTATGAACACGGCTTGGAATATTTTAGATCCGGTGATAGAAAAGTTTGGATCTCAGGTGAGAATTACGTCTTGGTTTAGAAAACCTCCAAAAGGAAACCATTGTACAGGTGGTGCAGTAGATTTTGCTGGAGCACCAAGAGGAAATCATTCAAAGACAGGTGAGATAGCTTCTTGGATAAGAGATAATTTACCATACAAACAACTATTCTTGGAAAAAAATAAAGAAGGTACTATTCATATTCATTGTTGGGCCTCACCTCCTGGTTCAGGTGCAAGTGGTCTAGTACAAACGTGTGCAGATCCAGAGTGTCGTAGTAAAGTAAATGGTATTCAACTTTCTTATGCAGTTGCAGCTCTTAAAGGTAGTGGAGTTCAAACATGAGTACTATACTTGATTATGATGCAATGGCTCTTATTCAAAAGAGTAAGCTTGTTCAACCAGGTCCTTATGGTAATCAACAAAATAGCCCTTCCAATGATTCTTTTAACACGGCTGTTGGAATAGGTGTTGGATTGTCTGGTGCTGCAAAAATGTTACAAAGTCAACCCCCAGCACCACCTAGTTATAAAAGAACAGATGATAATTACATTCTTACTGAATTAGAAAAACAAGCAATTGACAGCAAGTGTAAACAACTTGCCGCTGCTGGGGTTGTGCCTTTAGATTCATTAACTACATTTTTTTATATACTAGCAGCTACTACATCATTAAATGATTTGGTATTCATCGGAGATGTAATTGGTGTTCCAGAATTAGGTGATCAAAGATATGTTAGAAATATCAGAGGTGTCTGTGATATTCCTGATATCTACAAAGTAGGTTACCTCTCACAAGGAATATCATCTGTAAATCAAAGATTTGCATCAAAATATGTAAATGTTAGATCGGTTGCTGATCCATATAGATCAAGTTACGGACAAATACAGCAAGGATTAGATATATCACAACAACTTGGTGTAATTGGTCCAATTATCTTATCTGTTGCAAATCAATTGAATGATAAAGGTGGAATACTATCAAATGCACCTAGTTTATCATCTTCTTCTATTCAGCAAGCAGTTGGTTTATTTTCAGGTATGTCTGGAGGATCAACGGCTGCTGGATTTAGTCCCACACAAATACAAAGCATATTAAATCCATCGGCAACATTATCAAATAATTTGTTAATGGCAGGTCAAGGTGCTTTACAAAGTCTGTTAGGCAGTTCACCTCTTGGTGGAGCACTTGGTGCACTTGGTGCACTTGGTGGTATTGGCCTCGGTTCATTACTTGGTCAATCAGGTGGAAATGCAATGGGTAGTTTTATGTCTGAGATGATGACAGGGAAGAGATTAAAAACTTGTCAACTTTCTAAAAATCCAATGCTAACACCCCCATCATATGCAGGAAAGGCATACTTTGGTGAAGCACCATTTGCACTACCAGCACTTGATCAGGTATTCTGTAGAAAAGTAGGATCTTTTGGAACAACACAAGGAGGTGGAGGTGTTGTTAGCTTTGGAATGCAGAACTTTGCATCCTTTGGTGGGGGTATGTCTGTTGCTTCAATGGTTTCTAAGATGGTTACCGGTACACCTACTGTTCCCGATCCCGGAACATTTTATGGAGATATGGTTGGAAAACAAATAGAAAATGTTGCTAATGTTCTTAATGTTAAAACGACAGATACAATAGAACCAAGAAGATCTGATAATTCTATTCCCTTTATGATAGGTATGAGTTCAACAATTGTTGGTGAAAAATTCTCACCATTTGGTTCCGGTACATTTTCAGATTCTTGGAAATTGGCCGCTTCTACAGCCAACGAAATACAGAAAGTAAACCCACAATTCTTAGCAACATGTAAATCCTCATTATAAATAAAATTATGGCAACAACAAACATTTATAAAGATATTCCTACAAATTTTCAAGCGCATCCTGTGAAGGGTGATATATCTTTATTGCTTGATTCTGAGGCTATTAAGAGATCCTTAAGAAACTTAATACTTACTGATCCTGGTGAGAAACTTTTTAGACCATATCTTGGAACAGGGATAAAAGCAAGTTTATTTGAAAATTTTGGTCCAGATACACAATATATTTTAAAAAGTACAATTGAAGAAATTATAAGAAATAATGAACGTAGAGTTGATGTACTTGATGTTATAGTAAATGCAACCCCTGATCAAAATGGATATAATATAAAAATAATTTTTTCTATCAACAACAGTGTTCAACCAGTCACTTTAGAAATGATATTGGGAAGAGTAAGATAAAATGGCAGCTAATACAGACTTCCTTGATGTCTCAGAATTGAGTTTCGACGGAATAAAAGATAATCTTAAATCATATCTGAAGCAGCAGGCTATCTTTCAGGGGTATGATTTTGAAGGTACAAATCTTAATGCTTTATTAGATGTACTTTCATATAATACTTACATGAATTCTTTTTATCTTAATATGGTTGGAAGTGAAGGATTTCTTGATTCATCACAAATCAGAAGTTCTGCTGTATCTCACGCAAAAGAATTAAATTATCTTCCCAGATCAAGAACCGCTGCACACGCAACGATCACTGCAACAGTAAATGTTACAGATGGTGCTAAGTATGTAATTATTCCACAATATTATGTTTTCAATGCTTTTGTTGACAACAAATACCTTGACTTTACTACAGATAGTGATATTGTAATATATCCAAAAAATGGTGTATACATAAGTAACCCATTTAAGATATATGAAGGTAAAATTGTAACTGAATATTTTACTGTTGCTGAAGGTACTAAATTTATTCTTAAATCAGAAAATGTTGATACTAATAGTATTAGGGTAGAGGTTCAAAAATCAAAGACAAACACTCAGGTGTCTATTTTCAAAAAAGCAGAAAGTCTTTTAAACGTAACAAATAGTTCTAAGGTATTTTTTCTTCAAGGATATAAAGACAATCAATACGAAATAGTATTTGGTGATGGTGTTTCAGGTATGGCTGTTAATAATGGAAACATTGTTAAAGTAACATATAGATCAACCAATGGTGCACTTGGAAATAAAGTGGCTACTTTCAATCCAACAAGAAAACTTGAAGAACTTTATACAATTGGAAGTGTTACTGTTGATGTAGCAGCTGCACATGGCAGTGAAAGAGAATCAATCGATTCAATTAAATTTTACGCACCACGCCACTATACTACACAATATAGAGCCGTTACCCGTGATGATTATGTTAATCTTATAAGAGAACGATATCCAGAAATTAAAGCCATTAGTGTATATGGTGGTGAAGAAGCAGATCCACCGCAATATGGTAAAGTAATCATTACTATGATACCAAGAGGAAATATCCCTCTAATCAATGATGATTTAAAAGCAGATATTATTTCTTATCTTAAAAAATATAACATCACAACTGAACCAATCATATATGATCCTGAGTTAGTGTTTGCTGAAATTACAACCAATGTTCAATATTTCCCTTCATTAACTCAAAAAACAGAAACGCAAATTAAAAAAGAAATTCATAACCAGATAGTAAAATTTGAACGAGAAAATCTTACTAATTTTGGAAATGATCTTAGAAGATCAAAATTGTCTAGTTATATTGATGCATCAGACGTTGCTATTGCTAGTAGTATGACAGAATTAAGATCAATTATAAGAATTACACCAATTAAAACAACTACACAAAAAATTGACATTTCATTTGCAAGACCACTTAATAGATCAGTAAAAGCTGAATACGGATTGAACGAAAAAAATGTAATTAAGAGCTCTAATTTTAGTTACTATAATCCAAAGACAAACAGAACATATTCTGCTTATCTGGCTGATGATGGCAAAGGAATATTGAAAATTTATTACTTAACACCTAGAAATGTAGTTGAAGTTTTAGATCAAAATATTGGAACTGTAAATTATAAAACTGGTAGAATGATTTTTGATTTAAACGTTTATGAGTATATTAATTATATTGAGATTTTTGCAATTATGGCTTCTGACGATATTACAGTAAGTAATAAAAAATATCTAGAAATTGACTATTCTAAATTGACAATTAATCTTCAGGTAGCTCAGCAATAAAATGCAAGTTGATTTAAGAAATATTGCATCACTAGTAGAAAGACAATTCCCTTCATTTTATAGAGATGAAGGTGAAACCTTTCTTCAATTTGTAAGAGCATATTATGAATGGATGGATGCAGAAGGTCCACTTGGTGTTTCAAGGCATTTAGATCAGACTTTTGATGTTGATGAAACATCAGATACATTTTTAGATCATTATTTGAAGAAATATTTACATGGTATCCCTAATCGTGTATTGGGTGATAAAAGATTGTTTGTAAAAAACATTCAAGATTTATATAGATCTAAAGGATCTATTGAAGGTATGAAACTTCTCTTCAGACTTCTTTATAAACAAGAAGTTAATGTTTATGTTCCAGAAGTTGATATGTTAAGAGCTTCTGACGGTAAATGGAGACGTAGAAAATATCTTGAAGTTTCTAATATGCCATTAAATTATACCTATAGAAAGAAATTTATTAGAGGTTCTAAATCAGGTGCAGTAGCATATGTTGAAGCCGCTAATAAAGTATTTCTTTCAAATCAGATGAGTGATGTATTATATCTTACTAATATTATACCAGGAAAAACAGGTAAGAGTTTTATTGTTGGTGAATATGTATTATATGATGGTATTGATTTGAAAGATGCTCCTAAAATTTTAGGTTCACCTGTTGGTGCTATTGTTGACGAATCCGATCAAGATTTTGCAAGAGGTGAAAGACTTCTTACTGATTCAGAGTCGGGTCAAAATTTAATTTTTGTTGTAAAAGATTTGTATGATACTGAATCTGTTAGAGGATACATAAGATTTAAATTAGAATATGGTGGCTTTGGATATGCAAAAGATTCTTTAATAACTGTAAATTACGATACAGCAACAACAGGAACTGGTGCAAATTTTAAAATAGCAAGGATTGCTAATGCCCATTCCTTTACATATAATTTAAATAGAATAAAAGACGCCAATAACACTTTAATTAGTGCTGTTGATTATGGAGCCAATTTAAATTTTACAGATGTCAATTCAGCACTTGGTGATGCGCTAGTATACAATACACAGTTACTAGGTACAATTAAAAAATTAGAAGCGACAACATCTGGCGATCACCAGTATGACGGTTCAGTTGTGGGAAATGTGTATGAATGGAAATCACATGGGTATGGAATAGAAGACCCAAGAGGTACATACTGGGGAAATGATGCTGTGGTTCTAGGACCATCATCAAACGGTAACGGTGTAGTTCAATTTGTACAACTTGTTTCTTCTGGTCTTGGCTTTAACGCTAATGGTGAATTACTTGATTTTTATAGTGCTGAAGATGATACTAAAATGGTTCATGTTGAACTTGTTACAGGTGCAGTAGGTCAAGAAGAAGGATATTGGGAAAACGATGACGGATTCCTAAATGCAGATAAGTATATTCAAGACAGTGACTATTATCAAGAATTTTCATACGAAATACAGATTGAAAAATCTCTGGATAAATATATTGATGTCCTTAAAAAAGTTATGCACCCTGTTGGAAATAAAGTATTTGGTAAAGTTTTAATTCAAGAAATAAACACAACTGAAGGTAATCTATCTATTGCCGTTGAAACATTGGAACAGACATAAAAATGAGTTCTGGAATATTTTTACAAGCTTTTCGTACTAAATTTGTTGAAGAATTTATTAACGATGTAGCCAACACCGAAACTAGTTATTTTGTCGCATTTGGCAGAAATCAAGCTTGGCCTGATGATAATAATCCTCCAGTTGCCAATAGTAATATAGCTTTGTCAAATTACGATGTTGATAGAGAAATGTTATTCGGTAAACAAGTGTTTGAAAAAGATATTGCTTATATGATTCCAAATAAAGTTTGGACATCAAATACCATATATGATTATTATGATGATCAAGACCCAGATCTTTTTAATAAAGACTTCTATGTAATAAACTCATCTAATAGAGTTTATAAATGTTTATTTAATAACTACAATTCTCCATCCACTGTTGAACCTAATGATACCAATCCAAATGTTGATTTTAATACCTATCCAGATGGATACAAGTGGAAATATATGTATAGAGTGACAAGAGCAGATTACAATAAATTTGCTACTGCTGATTATATTCCTGTTGAAACTGATCCCCTTGTTCAGCAATTTGCTGAGAGTGGTGCAGTGCATGTAATTGTTGTAGATAATCAAGGTAATAATTATCCATATGCTATAGGATCAGTTAACAAGAAGATCTCACCATATTTAATACAACTTGCAAATAATGGTGCTGATGGCATCAGCGGTATATATCAGGATTCATCGTTTTATGTTGAATCAGGATCAGGTAACAATTTTATTACAAATATTGTAGATTATACTGTAAACACATCGGGTAAATTTATTACCACATCTGACATCACGCCCGCTCTTGATGCAACAACACAATATAGAATAGGACCACAGGTTGTTGTTGACGGCGATGGGACTGGTCTTAAAGCGTTTGCTTATGTAGAATCAACAGCACAATCAGTGTATAA